TCCTGCGATCTAGTTCGATCCCCCACTCTCTAACAATTTCTTCTAACTTTAGTTTATCAAATGATTTGAGTTCTTCCTGCGTGTATGATGGTGCATCAAATATACTTGCTATCCAATTAAACATGATTTAGTTCTCCTTTGTGTGGTCATCCATATCGTTTTCAATTTGTTCAATCTGTTGCTTGATTATTAATTTTTCTTGTTTCATTTTAGTTAACTCTTGATCGGCAACATAGTTACTGTACCCTTCTTGTATCTGTGCATCAATAGCTTGGTGCCTTCTTTTGAGTGCGTCTAAATGATGTTGTACGCTCATGTAGTCCTCCTATATTGTTATTCTTCTAGTCCTGCCTCTAGTGTGTCAAGACTTGCTTCATCTAGCCCACTGTCATCCACTGGATGTTCTTCTTCCTCGTCCATTGCAAACAAGTTACTAAACATAGCACTAGCGTTAACAGTTTTCTTACCAATAGCACCTCTGGTACCAATAATCTGCATCCAGAACTTGCTAAAGTCATCAATGATAGCCAATGCTTCACCTTTATCGCTTGTAGCAAAAATTGCTTCTGCAACATCTTTAAAATAAACACGATCAAATGATTCCTGTACTAACATACGCGGAGTTATTCCTTGATCATACTGCCTGTTTGCTTCTTGTACTGCATTTAAATGACTCCATACATTGTGTCCCATTTGCAGTGCATAACTAAATGAATCCCAACTTGTCTTTCCTTCCTTACCAATCTTATTTAGGTCGCCCGGAGCGTACTGACAAACATCATTAATTTGTAATCTAGCACTTATTGGTGATTCTGTAAAGTTTTCAAATATCTTATCTTGTAGTACAGCATCTCTTAGACGTCTGGTGTCTGTAGCATATTTCTTGTCATCAACACTAGGTACCATTCTATAGGTCCACTTGGATCTATCTTCAATCTCCGTCTGTATGTATATCTGTCCATTGGCACTGGCCAAGAATGGTGACGCACAATCAAATGATATAGTGAATGCTGGGTTGACATATTTCCTAACTGCACGCTGTACATCTGTTAACAGGCATGCCCACTCTAGTTTACTTGTGCCTAAGAAGTGCATCCAATCGTGTAAGCCCTCTTGTAACAAGTTGTCGTGCCTTAGTTCAACCAGCCTACGCAGAACCAGATGTATATCACACATGTTCTGTCCGCCCATTGCCCAACCATTAAATGGACGTTCATACTGCGTTGGGTCACAGTATTTTTTCATACGTTGATACCAATCGTCTGCTTCTTGATGATTCTCACCTTGTAACACGTTTAAGAACTTACATGCACCTGTACGGTGTTTCATAAAGTAATCGTTGTTGATGTATGTACCTTCAACTGCTTCTAGGTATGATGTGATTCCTGTTTTAGCACGTCCGTTTGGCGAGCGACAAACCCATGCTGGTATGTCTAATATCATACCATAGTCCATGTAAGCGTCCATCCATGCTAGCACTTGCTCACGTTTCTTTTGTGCTTTAGGGCACGCAGGATTCTTCCAGTCACCTTCCCAAACACCCTTACCAATCTGGAAGCCACCACTGTCACCTAACACAAATGAGTTAGCACGATCTCTATTACGGATCATGTCTTCTTTTGGTGAAAACTTGTTTATGTCTAACTCGGCATGTCCTGCTGAGTACAACGCCCATTTGTAAGGAAAGTATGATTCATCTTTGTTAAGCCAGTTCATGCCCTCTACACCATTCTCAAAATCTTTTGGCACACGAGTTAGCGGAACATAATTACCGTTGTCATACTTTTTGTTATCGGGCTCTTTATGTCTTTGTTTACCTATATAGGTACCATAGAAACCACTAAGTGCTGGTAAGAATACCGCATAGTCATTTTGCTTTGCTGTTAAGTTATCTATTTCAAATGCCATTATTTGCTTTGTGCCGGTAAGATAAAGTTATAAGTTGCTAACCCACTGTTAACAGTGATCTGTGCCGCACCCTCATCTGAGATACTAAATTTTTTATCGCCCGCCAGTCCTAATATCGCTATCACGGCAGTTACTGGCCATGCCCATGCTTTTGTTAATGCACCAGTGACACCAGCTTGGAACACAAAGTTGCCAGCATGACTGCTGTGATCACCAAAGAACAATTTAAGATCTGTTCCTTCAGTTTTAGCAGTGAAGTTAAGTTCCTCAGCATTGGCCTGCGCCATAAATTTCAATCTTTGTATGTTAGCAACGCTGGGCTCAAATTCCACATGCCATGCTACCGGACGCATCTTGACAGTCTTAAGTTTATCAAGGACTATCTCTTGGCTCATAAATCTGTAATCGTTTTTAAAGTCGCCCGCGGCATTCTCAAAATGTAAACCCACTGCCACTTGTTCTCCATTACGCTCTTGTGTTGCTAATGTGATCTTAGCATTATCTTTATATTCACTGATACCTAAAATAGTGCTTAGTTTACCTAGATTAGGCATGCCAAATGTACCTTTAAACTCTGGCACTGCTGTGTTTAACTGTGCTTGTACAATAACCGAGCGATCTTCTGCCAATGCTTCAATTGCAGTTTCTGTATCTGTTCCTATGATCTTAACTAGGTCAATGATGCCTAACCCGTAAGTGTTTTTAACGATGTCTAATAGATGGTCTCTCATGTATTTCTCCTTTGATATGTCATTATATATGATTTATTTAGGTTTTGCAATCAATTTGATGAATTTATTTTACTAATATTTGCGCCATCGCCTGATGTGCTTTTACTGTAGTTAATGTTCCTGGTTTCCTGATCTCTGCAAGACCACCAAATCCCTCAAGGTCTTCCAATGAGATGATCTCATATCCCACCTTATCACACAATGCCCTAAGTTTTCTATTGCTGTAATAACTGATCTCTTGGAATTCAGCACTGTCAATCAATACATCTGTTTCGCAATTATTATATCCAAAGACAAAAACACCTCCTGGTCTTAATAGACCAAATGCCCGGGTAACAAACTTTTCTAAATACTTACTGTGTAAGAACTTTAACCCCCCTAAACAAAAGATAAACCCAAACTGCTGTTGAGGGAATCTTGCAAAATTTACAGTTTGTATTTTGTATATTCTAAGCCTATTTTGATATTGCTTTGGATAGTCCTTAATGCTTTCTTCTAAATAGGTCAATGATGTTCCTGCTAGATATAATGGATCCATACTTACCATTGTTTTTACCCATTCCACACTGGTCGGAAAAAATTGTAATCCAGGATACCGCCAGTTACTCCCATGTAGGATAATCTTATCTTGTATCTTAAGTTTAACGTCATCAGATAATTTTAGGGTATTAAGTTTGATCGCTATGGTCTCAAACGTAAAGATCTCTTGATAATTATCAAACATCTCATCAGACCAAGTGTCTATATCTTTTTCTACCCGTTCAATGAGAACTTTAAAATCTTCAGTGACATTGTTGTAAGCTGATGCAATGCTTTTACATTGTTCTGACATGCCGTCGATACCATCAACATACTGCTCAAACCCTTTTGCTGTTGTTCTACTTAATTTGTCAATGATGCTACTATTATCTGACAATGGGGTTGGATTCAACCTCACTTGAAGTGTGTTAATTAAGTGGTTCCGATATGTGACCAAGTCTCTCAGCTTCATTTTAATCAAAAGTAAACAGATCGTCAAAGGTTGTTGCTATCTGTGTGTTTTCACTAATCTTCCAGTTCAACACACCTAGCAAGTTTTCTACTTTCTGATCCACAATACCTGTTTCCATGCTAGCATCATCAAACGGCAAGTCTTTAAACCACTCAGGTATGTGTGTTTCATCAATTGGATACCCCACTGACGTATACCCTAATGGATTGTCTCTTAGTTTACACACAATGGTTTTCATTCCGTCAACTATGCTCAATGAATATCGATCACTGTGCATACGTCTTAGGTTGTTCCAATTCATTGCGGCACGTACATGCCCTGGCATGTTAGCTTTACCTAATCGCTGTTCTTCTTTACTGTATTTTGTTAAGTTGTTAACACGCTTGGGTGTGCCTTTTTCCCATGCCGGGCGTTCTGTAAACAGCAATTTAAACTCTCGCACTTTGGCAATTAGACGTTCTCTATCAGCACCAGTTAGGGTTTCTAGTAGTAGTTCACTCAAGAAGTCTTGTACTACCTTAGGAGTGTCTGAACGTTTCAAGTCTAAGCCCATCGCTTTTACTTTACCAGGACTACCATGGGTGTCTAAACGCTTGCCTTCCATGTCATAAATTAACACAGCATAACGTTTCTTTTTAATGAACAATCCTTTGAGTGCTACAAGTTCTCTACCACCTTTGATTAGCTCACCTTGTTTACGTGACACATGAAACGCTTTCTCGCAAAATCTCGGAAAACTTTCATTGACTTGATCTGAGATAGTGTCATACAATTGTACGGCAATATCTTTATTCCATTCCATCTTGCCTGCTTCAACCTCTTCTTTAATAGTTGGCCATGCAGTAAAGTAACAGGAGTCAGTATCACCATACACTATTGCATCACCTGTATGATCGTATGTGCCTGTGATCAATTCATTGATATAAGCATCCATGTGACGAGCAATAGTTCTACCTGTTAGTGTAGTTGACTGCCCAATACGATGATCAAAGAAACGACATCCTGGATTAAGTAGTGCACCATACAATGAGTTCAAGTTAATCTTTTTAACTAGCTGTCGCTTGTCCCAGAATGCTATTTGTTCTTTATCATCTTGTGCAATAGCTTCTCTCAGTTTGACCTGCATTTCTTTACGTTCACTATACCAACGTTCTAGTAGTCCTGGAATAATACCTTTTGTTTCGTTTGAGAATATAGTACCATTTGCACTCAATATCCAAGGCTTGTTTGAATCATATATCAAACGCCAACAGTCTGCGGCACTGACTATATCACTTTCTCCGTTGACCCAATCAATGGTAATTTCTGTCCCTGCTTCACCTTTCATGACTGCTTCATACTCTAAACTACCAAACATTCCCTCCCAAGCATCAGCAAATGATTTGCCGTCTTGTTGTCGTGATTGAATATGATGATCAGTCATTGTAGGTCTTAATTGTCCCACAATAGTTTCTGGACCCATATTTAATGCACGAATAGCTGAGGGATATAGTGAGTTAATATCAACTGACCCAATGTAGTCGTGCATGCCTTTCTTAGGATGTGCCACATAAGCACCAGCGGCCTGTGTACTAACACGATCATCATCTCTAGCACGTCTATTTGGTACAACCATGCCAAGCTCGTGTGCCTCATTGATAATGGCCTGTTCTGTAACAGCCACAGCACCCATTGTTGTTTGTAGCAACACAGTGTTGTCATGTGCTAGTTCGTTAGCAAGGTCTAAGAATTTAAGTTTGTTATCTAACTTTGCCAGAATAGCAGTGTCTTGTATATTATATGCAATAAATTTTTCAAAGTCTTTATTGTATAGTTGATCTAAGGTACCTTCGTATTGCGTTTTGTTTTCACCAAGTTCATGCTCAGCAATAGCATCTAAACTGTATGAATGTCGTTCTTCGTAGGTGTATTTTCTGTACAGTTGCATGTAGTCTAAGTGTACACGTCCAATTAGATCAAATGTCAAGTTACTAGCACCAAAGCGTTCAAACTCACGTTTCTTAGGAAACTGATTCCATAAACAAAACTTACGAGTATCATCTTTTGACAGGATACGATTGGTACGCATGACCATGTAAGGAATATCAAAGCCTTCTGAGTTCCATCCACTCAGTATGTCAGCATCTTGTATTAGATCTAAGAATGTTTTGATTAGGTCTTCTTCACTACTCATTAAGAAACAGTTGTCATACTTCTTGGCTATCTCTTCTGCTGTTTCCCAGCTCATGGTCTTAGGAGGCACAGCTAAGGTAACCATCTTTTCCATCCAATCAAGATATACTGACACTGCGGTGATTGCATTAAATGGATCACTTGGGGGACTAAATCCTCTTTCTGGATCAAAGTCAACCTCAATATCAAAAAATGCTGTTTGTAGTTTAGGGGATGGTTTACCTAGATAGTTATTAGCCAGGCAACGGAACACGGGATTAATATCACTTTCCCAAGTTTGCTTACCTGAATTAATTTTAAGTTCTCTATGGAATTCTTTGGAATTTTTTGTTGAGAACCTGGTAACAGGATTACCTTTTATAGTACGATGTTTGCCCTTAGGGTCATCATAATAAAAAACGTATTCAGCGGGATATTCTGTATATTCACGCTCTCCATTATTTCTTTCTACAACATATATTCGATCTTTATTACGATCGTAAAGTGCGTCTACGTAACTCATACTTCTCCTTTTTGTGTGACTTCTAGCTCACACACACTCTTCATGCCCACTTTAGGCGTGTTACTTATTATAACTTATTTCCAACAAATTGTCAACTATAGCGTGCGACCAACAGTTTGTAAGATATCTGACAAGGTTTCATGATCTTGGTTAGTTTCACCAAATTTAGATTTTTGGGCAATTTTAATCGCTTTTTTAAGTATTGCAGGCTTAACTTGTAATTCTTCTGCTATTGCCTTGACAGTGTCGTTAAGTCCAGCACTTAGATCTTCTACTTCTGTAAGTACTTGAATTCCTTCGTTAATTAGCTGAGTTAGCTTTGCTTTGTGTTCTGTTGAAAATACCACTGACATAATAGTCTCCTTGAGTTTTACTGTATTAGTATTTAATTAAAGTTACAGGCTAGGGTAAATTCTATTAAATACAATATACAATTTTACACGATTTTCTAATAATGTCAACTATTATTTCACCTGAGTTAACAAATATAATTCTAACTAAATTTAATTGGCACAATTATGAGTCAATTGACCAATTTCCAATTTGGGAATTGAGAGAAGCATTATCATACACTCTTGAATTAGATTATTTTATTAATGAAGATCAAGAAGCAACTGTTAATTACATAGTAACTGCAATAGTAAATAAAGAATTTTCCTATAGATGGGAGGCTTTACCTATACTATTAGAATCTAAAATACAGGCCAAATTACGATCTCAAGGAAGAGAACTTGAATGTTTTGAGTTAAATATATTTCCAACATCAGTACAAGAGATGTGTTCTCTTATTAGTATAAATTATAAGTCTGCGTTAAAATCTAAAATACATGAATCTAATAGATTTATTGATGAATATAAATATTTCTTATTTTTAGGAATTATTGTAATTTACAATGTTATATTTTTTAATTTTACATTTTTAATATCTAGTTTATTATTCAGTTATCTACTGCATTTTTTCCTTCAAATCATTGAGCATGATTATATCATGCACGAATATATTAAACCAAAAAATAAATTTATTAGCTACATAATAACATATCTTGTGAGGCTTAGTTTAGGAAATTATGAAAGATCTAGAGCTAGCCACTTACATCATCATCGATATTGGAATCAAGACCTTGATTATCATACTATACTGATTAACGAATCTAAAATAAAATCTCTACTAGGTGCAAACTCTTTTGTGATAGTTAGATACCAAACTATATGGCAGAAGATATCTGAGAAAGGATTAGTCAAATTAAATAAGATGAATGTTTTACATAAATTTATGAATGACAACTATTTCTACACTATGTGCCTGTTAGGTGCAATGTTTTTAATTTGTTTTGGATTTTCGGGATTTATTGGGTTCTTTTTAACTCCAATGGTTTATCACATTGCATTTGGAGCAATGCCAGATGCTACTATGAATATAGTGAAGGAACAGAAGAATTTGCCATGGCTTTGGCCTTTGTTATTAAGAGATGCCTGGCATTACCAACATCATATTAGGTACAAACGTACTGAATATAAAAAAATAGAAGAACTGTTTCCAGGACCAAAGATATTAATGTATTTAAATTTTGAATATTATATAATGAAATTATTATTTAGAATATCCTAACGCCTAGCCCCACAGTTTCGTAAAATTTTTGACACTGTATTGAATTCGACAGCTAACTCATCATATAACATTTCTGGGGGTCTTTTGATAAAGGCTCTAGTAACATACGCTGATTGTCCCATTTCTAAATAATAAGTATCTGTGGGCCATCTTGACTTCCCCCAATCCATTGAGTGAACTAATAGACATTCATCGCCTACTTCTTTTAAGATTGGAATACGTTGTTTAATTGGTTTGTTTGTGCTTTCTAATAGTTTAATACAAACTGGTTCGGTGTTAACGATTGGTTTGTCCATGTACTTGGCAAATAGATGCACTAGGTATGCTTCAAGCTCGTCCTCAAGATCAATTAGTAACATATTCTCTGCCCGCTTAACAGCTTCATAACTGTGTTGCAGATAATGTTCGTAGTTAGTCATTGATTACCACTTACGACAGCTCCAATAACGAGCAGATGTCTTAGGTCCGGGATTATCACAATTGTGTCTTGCACGGAAACTCTTACGTGCTTTAGGATTATTTTTCCTGATGCGCATTGCTTTACCTTTTACACTTGACCCACCGTGACCAAAGTTTACTTTTTTAACGTTGCCTGTCTTGGGATCTTTAACATAGACCTTAAACTTTTTAACATCACCTTGCATTGGTTTGTTTAACTCAACTTTACGTCCTTGATATTCTGCTTCTTCTAAGGTTTCTTCTATTATGCCGTATGCTTCGTAGAAGTCATCATCGTTGTCGTAGCTCTCTTCTATTGGCACACAGTTGTCTACAGTTTTGCCGCCTTTTTTCTTGGTGCCCATACGCTTATAACCTTTCCAGCATACTTTGCCGTCAACACCTTTTTGTTTCTCTTCTAGAATAATTTCATTTATCTTCATTTGTTTTTTCCTGATTTCATATTCAACTGCCATTGTGCCATTCTTCTTTTCTCACCTGAAGAGCTTTTAGCAATCTTTTCTAACTGTGCTATTGAGGCACCCTTAGGTATTCCTACACGTTTACTCAATCCTTTACGTCCTGGCTTCTTGCCATCAGCAAAGTTTTCCTTCATTTTTTTGCCTTGTACTGCAGTAGTTTTGTTAGGCTCGTCTGCCAATCCTATCTTAGCATTAGGCATAAATTTGTTTATGGATTTACGTGTAAGTGGCCCTAATATGCCATCAAGATCTAGGTTAGCGTTATACTTGTTATTTAACATTTTTTGTATGCGTAGAATCGCTTCTTTTTTATCAGAACCTTCCACAAAGTTCTCGTTCATGCTAGCACGCTTACCCCAGTCTAAACTGATGGCATCGTCTGTAATAGGACCACCAGCGGCCCAAGTTTCACATGTGCGTGCTGAATGACATTTAAAATGGTGCATCCAACAGTAGCCTAATTTACCATATTCATCACTGACCTTGCCAGGCATACATTTTTCCATCCTTGGGGAAATATCAAATGCTACACAATTACCACATAGACTCTGTTTAGCAGATTCTTTAGATGTATTCCATAGCTTTGCGGCTTTAGCCCAATAGTCATCTGGATACTCAAAGTTTAATGGCCCATACATATAATTCTTAATAGTTGAATTTCTGTTGGACGTGTTAATAGCTATGTCCTGTGTTGCCGGAGGACATTTTGCTTCATTAATGTTTTCTGCCATTATTGGTTTTACATTCATAAACTCAGGTGACTGCTTGCTGAACATACGCAGAATAATCCCTGCTTCGCTATTGGCTTCGTTTTCAGCAGAACTTCCGGTCTTCCAACTGTCATCAACTAACTTGCCATCTAATTTTTGTTTGTAGTGTACAAGCTCATGTGCTAAGGTGCGTAAGACGTCAACAGGATGTCTATTTGATATTGTAAGATGGATTTCATCAGTCTCAGGGTCGTATCCGCCAAAGCTGGCCTGATGTGTGCCTGATTGTTCTTTTTTAAGATGTATTTTTGGCAAGTGCGGTAGGTTTAAATGTTTGACAGCGATAGGTAATAGTTCGCGGAAGCCATCCATTAATGATAATGTGCTTTCTTCTAGTCCTACTTTGCTAAGTTGGGTATAGTAATCTAATTTTTCGCTTAGGTGATCTAACGCAATTTCTTCAGCCACTTTAGGGTCGCTAGTATGCTCTAGTTCAACTTGTACGCCTTTAAGTAATTGTTGGTTTACTGCACGAACACTTACGTTATACTTTTTCGCTAAAGTTTCTACACTAGGAGTGGGATTGTCTAATTGTTCAAATAGGTCTAATGCTAACATAATAGTATTTATTTAAGACCTATCTTCATAAAACGATTGTATTGTGTACCTTCGACGCAGGTCAATGGTATTTCTTCAAGGAAATAAGTTTCTGACATCGTATATGCTTTGTTAAATGCTTCTAGAGTTTGATATTGGTTTTCTTTATTGTCCCATTGTTCGTCTCTACCTTGAAGGGCAACTATGCTACCTGGGGGGATATGATCGTACCACGCTTGACTGTGTATGTCGTTGGTGCTGGTATTGATTACTAAAATGTCTTTGCCTTCAAACACTGTGTCGTTACAATCTTGTGTAACGGGTACTATGTGTTTAGAAACTGCATTTGCCTTAACGTATTCGGTGTTTTTAGGGTCAATATCAATCAAAAACAACTGATCGCATGCAATATCACGTGCTAACATGTACTGGGCTATACTTCCGTACCAACTGCCTAAAGCATAGGCATTGTCAAATTTATCAAGTCCTAGTCGCTTAAGAGTGCGACATAACCATAGCTTACCTAGATTAAGGTCTTGACTCTTGCTACCTGCCGGAGTGTCTGGACTGTCTTCAAAAAGTTCAATGACTATCATTTTGCTTTTATTGTGCGTATTCTTTTTGGGGTCCGCATCCTTGTTGGTTTGATTTTAGCTTTTGATGTTACCCTCATTGGTGGTTTACGCCACACATTTAATTTTTTAACTAACCTGCTGGCCCGTGATCGAGTTTTAGTACGATTACTTTTAAAGGCCTGCATCTTATGTGTCCTAGCTCTGACCTTTTTAAACCTGTTTGATTGTGCTACGTCCAATGCTTGGTTACAATCAGAAACATTAGGCACTGTCCTTCCCTTGCGCTGACCAGTCTCACATCTCCAGAAAAGGTTGATGTGACCAGTGTTGGGGTTTCTTCTAAACACCGCCCTATGTTCTGTTATAAACTCTTTTGCTCTCATAATATTGTCCAGTGCCCCTTTTAAATTATTATTCCAAGATAATTAAAGCTAGGGGCGAAGCTACACGGTCCTAAGGTAGGAGTGTTCTGTTATCGCTTAGGTTGTTCTTTTAATAGTTCTACGTTAACGTAGATTCTACGTCAATCTTGCCAGTTTCTTTATCTAATTTAGTTTGTATACGTTGGAATATAAATTTAGTAAGTCCACCATCTTCAT